AGGTAGAATTGCCCAATCATGAAGGTAAAAAGTTTCTGTTATAACTTTTACTTTTGGATTAAGTTCTTCTGTGACTCTTTTTAAATTTGTAAAAAATGTTTTGTGCTTCCTTGTAGCTTCGTGATTGCCATCAAATATGATAGTGTCTACAGTAACACCTTTTACAAAGTCAAAGTAGAGTGTTAACTCGTCCATAGAAGGGACTCGATCAAACAAGTCCCCACCTATGATATGCAGACTAACATTCTTCTCTAGTTCGTAGATTTTGTCAAAGAACAGCTTGTATCGTGAACACGCCCAAGCCATTGGAACATTCTTCTGTCCTAGTTTTATATGCCAATCTGCAGTAAATAAAATCATGCTACGAAATCATCTCCTGGATTCCATTCACAGCCTGTCAGTCCTCCTGACTTTAAGGCTATAAGAGTCCTTAGTATTTCTTTAGCATTTCTGCCTGTATCATCACGGTTGACTGATACGTGAGCAATATACCCTTCTGGGTCTAAAATAAATGTTGCCCTGTAACAAACTCCTTCTTCTTCATTTACAATTCCACATTCTCTCGAGAGAGCAAGACCACAGTCTGCTGCAAGAGGGTGTCTTGTAGCATAAAGTGGGTGATGATCTCCCTGTTCACATTTCCATGCCCATTTGCAATACTCATTGTCGCCACTGATGCCAATGACTTCATCTGTTTCTTGCAGTAGGGTATCCATTGCCACAATCTCAGTTGGGCAAATAAATGTAAAATCTTTTGGATAGAAATAAATAACTGACCAGTCTTTTAACTCATAGCTTTTGACCACAGTAAAATCATGGTCAGCATCGTTATAATCTGGTGCACTCCTATTTCCGCTAACTGCGTTGAGTTTGAACTCAGGAAATTTATCTCCAATTCCTAACATTAGATGTCAAACTCCTCGTTTATGCTTTCGTCTGCATCAGAGTTAGAAGAACCTGCTCTAATTCTGTCAAGTAATTCTTTCTGTGCATCTGGGGTAGGTCTAGCAAGCACTTCGTCCATGGATTTAAGGTCTGCAATTAATTCCATTTCTTTTTCGTTTAATGCTCTTGGTTTACATTTAAGTGGTTGTAATTGATACTCCACATTGTAAGCCATTGGCCCAGTCTTTACTCTTTTGAAGTAAACGTCCCAACCTGTTTCTGGGTCTGCTGGGTCTCCTAAATCTTCTGCTGCTAGTAAGATTTGCTCAAGTAATTTTTTCTTGAGATTTAGTACTTTAATCTTTCCACCGTGTATGCATTGTATTGCATAAGACCAAGTACATTTTTGATCTGGATAGTATTCTCTAATCCAATCTTTTTCAAGATTATTAAATGTTTCTTTCTCTCTATCAAAAGATAGGCACTCGAAAGGAACATTTTTATCATTTTCTCCTTTTAGCCAGTAAACGTATCTTGCGCATACATCACCAACCATTCGGACTACGTTATCGCCTTCTACATAAGTATAAGACTCTATTTTTCCTTTTTGGGCTTCGCCCTTTAATTTATTAAATGTTAATGCCATTTAAGTTCTCCTTTAGTGATTTCTTCAAATAAAAAATGTATTCTACCATTCTCTACTTGTAGTAATCTATTTTTTGTTAATATATCTTGCTTTCCAGTATAGAACAGCAAGTCCAGTGTGGTATCTTTTTTACTTTGATACTCAAAATAATTTCTCAGTGAAGCGATACCTGCATACTGTGCAATTTCAACATCTGAGTATCTATTTCTTTGAATAAGCAATGCTTCTGGATTGATTAAAAAGCTTTTACCATGAAAACTTTTAGTCCAATATTTGAAGCGCCTATCCTTTCTATTAATTGGAGGCTCTTTCTTATATGTCAGAATATAAAGGATAGAAACTATATCACCAACTTTTCCGTTGGTTTGAGTTCTTATCTTTTTCCAATCGTAGAATATCATTATATCAAAATATCAAGCATTTGTCAAGAACTGTTTTTCGAATGTTAAATCGTCTCAACTTCATAGCTTTGTTTCATGTAGTAACCCAGTCTTGCATTTGCTTGTCGTCTAGCAGTTTTACCTTCAAAGTGAATATCAACGATGGTAGGTTGAGGTTTACCCTCATATATTCTTATTATACGACCAATCAGCTGTGTAAGAAGGGGTTCGTTATTAATTGGAGTTGCCAATATTACGCAACTCAAACAGTCTACAGATAATCCTTCTGAGAAAATACTCTGTGTTCCACAAAGAACATCTTTATCATAGAATATCTGTTTTATCATCTCAGGTCTCTGTTCGTGTGGTATTTCTCCAGTAACACAGATAGAGTTATTTCCTACTAATCTATGACACTGCTTTAAAAAATCTACTCGATCAGATACTACTAATACTTTATGCCCTTTAGCAGCATACTTTGCGGCTAATAAAGCTATCATGTTTTGGTACTCCCAGTTATATGCAATAGCATTTATTCTACTTGCCCAAGGTGTTTTTGCTCCGTCTGGAAACCTTACTCCAGACTTAATCACATTTACTTTTGGTACTAAATAGTTTTCTTTGGGCGGCTTGTAAACATTCGTATTAAAGTAGTCACGAAAGATGACATGCCTACCATCTTTTCTTTCCATTGTACCTGTAAGGCCTATTTTGTACCTTGCTTTACTTGCATCTACAATCCTAGTAAATGTAGGACTAGATACGTGGTGCATTTCATCGAGAATAAGTGTGCCAAAAACATCACTAATCTCATTCATCTTTCGATAAAGTGTCTGCACATTTCCAATCACAATTGGAGCATCTATTTCATACCTACCACTACCTATGATACCAGGTGTAATTCCAAAGACTTTTTGTGCCTCTTTTTCCCACTGCGACCGTAACGATATTGTATGTGTTACGATAAGTGTTTTCTGTTGCAACTTATTTGCAATAGCTAACGCAGTAAAAGTCTTTCCCCAACTGACCCAAGCGTTAATTATACAACTATCACTAACATCGTCATAGACTGTCTGTTGTGAAGGTCGTAAAGTAAACTTAAAGTCAAAAGGATCTATGGGCGATAACTTTCGTTTATCGACTATTTCGTAATCATCTGGGATTAAATCCGTTCTCCCGCTTGGGAGGGTAATCAAACCTTTTCGAACGACTCCCATATTTTTGATTATGAAAGGCGGGTCTAAAGGATTTCTTGGCGGTATAGCATATGTAAGTTCATCATCGAGTTTAGACTGCAAAGCAGGACTTACTTCCATGAATATTCTATTACTTAATACTGCTTTCATATTTTACGCCAAGTCTTTTTTTGTTTTGTTTCTGAAAAAGAATATAAAATAGAGGGTTGTTTTCCCATATAAAGTACACTTGCATAACGAAGTCTAGCTTCGGGTGGTCTCTTTACAAAAAAAGGAAACGGAATATCTTTACACCATATGAGTGTAGCTATATCCCGTTTCTCTATTTTATCTATCTTATGACTAATTATATTGCAAGTTTTTGTTTTTACCCACTTAAAATATATACCTTTAGTGTCTATATAGTTACTACCTTTGTGATGAACGAAATCTTGAAATCCCTCTATCATCACTTTTAATCGATATAAATTTTTATGTGGACTTTGCAATCTTCTTTGTCCAAGAGTTGTTCCTTTCATATTTTTATCATCTACTATCTGTGTATCACAGTATAGCAAGCCATCTCGTACTACAATTTCATCTGAATGTAGAACATAAACTGGCCATGTAATATTCTCAAGTTTCATACATTTTACTAAACTTGCCGAAGGAGTAGTCATCACCTATATCAAAATCACACCCAATCGGGCAACCTGGTATAGATAGTCCTCTATCTTTTTGGACATTTCTTAGTAAAATTTCACTATATTCCTCTACTGCTTCCTCTTTCACTTCTGCTAGAATAGAGTCGTGAACAAGAGCAAAGATTTTTGCGGGTACTTCCTTGCTAAGTACTTCTCGTTGTGCATCTACTGCACCAAGTAAGTTTATGTCTGAAGCTACAGACTGAACAAGAGAGTTTATGCCTGAACGGACTTCATGAGCAGCGATTGCTCGATCAGTAGATTTTACATTCGGTAATCTTCTCTTTCTACCAAAGAAGCTATAAATAAATCCTTGCTTTTCGATAACTGTCTTACAGTTGTCTAACCACTTCTTCAACATGAAGAACTGTCTGAAGTAATCTTCAATAACTTCTTTAGCTTCACTTGTGCTAAAATATTTGCCACTATCTTTACTTACTTGTTCACTTATCTTTTTTGGTCCAGCACCATACATGATGCCGAAGGTTACGGCTTTTGCCATTTGTCTTTCTGTTGAGTAATACTCTGCAACTTCGTCAACTCCACAGGGTAAATTAAATACAAGTTTCGCAATGTTTGAGTGAAAGTTTCCACCGTCTTGGAATACCTGTTGGAGTGCTTTATCCTGTGCCAATACTGCGGCACAGTAAACTTCTGCTGTTGTTAAGTCCATTGCAACAATTTTATTGCCTGGCTTAGCTTTTATGCAACCCTTGACGATAGGATTATCACGAGGTATTTGTTGCATATTCATTTTCCCACTAGATGAAAGACGACCAGATGTTGTACCGTGCAGATTAAAACCTGTACGAAGTCTGCTGTCCATATCAAGGGCAGGAATAATTTTATCAAGATATGTACTCTTGATTTTTACTTTTTGTCTTATATCGAGTACAAGCTGTGGAACGGCATGTTCTTCGGCTAACTGCCCAAGAACTTCTGCATCAGTTGAGTCAGCTCCTGTGCCTGTTTTCTTTCCTGTTGGTTTTAATCCGATATAATCAAACAGAAGGGAACGAAGTTGCATCGTACTGTTAGGGTTGAAGTCCTTACCTTGTGCTACTTCAAACATTTGAACTTCTTTAAATTCATATAATTTTTGTACTGCACTATCAATTTCTTCTTGCATCAGCACCGTTGATTTAGTAAGTCGTTCTCTATCGAAGGGAACTCCATTACTCTCTACATCAAGAAGAAACTCTGTTGCAGGGAGAAGAATATTACGATAAACGTTTTTTAATTTTTCATTCTCCTCAACTTTCGGTAAGAACTTCTCATAAATGAGAAAAGTACAAACTGCGTCCATTGCTGCGTAATCTTTCATGACTTCATATGGAATCATATCCCATGTGAAATCTTGTTTGAGTAAGCCATTACGCTTACGAAAGGCTTCTATCCAATCGTACATTGGTTTCTCATAATCTCCAAAAGGAGTAAATTTGAGAGCGAGTTGTTTTAGGCCGTGAGTGCCTGGATTCTCATTTAATGTGTAATGCATTAACATTGTATCTTCAAACTGTGGAAACTTAAATCCAAATTGGTATCTAAAGAACGCAATATCAAACTTACTGTTATGAAAGACTACTTTCTTTTTATTAAAAAGTTCTTGTAGTAGCTGTTCTGCTTTCTCATCAATACAGTCTGTAAGTATATAGGCTCCATGGTTTTCTTTATAAGCTAAACTTATACCAATCATGTGTCCATCACGAGGGTAAAGACTAGTTGTCTCTGAGTCAAGTGCAACAAAATCATTTTCATGCTCTATTGCATCTTCTAAAAATTTGTGTAGTTCTTCACTGTCTGTAATACCAAAACAATGGTCACTATCTAGCTTCTCTTGTTTTAGTTCTCCAGATATAAACTTCACTATATTATCTCTAGATTCTATCCATGTCTTTTTAGCCTCAGGTTTAAAAGCAAGCATGGCTGGATTAATAACAGGTAAGAACTTGTCCTCAACTATTCTACCAGTATACTCTGTGATAGAGTTTATTTTGGTAAAGTGTTTTAAAGGCTCACTTCCTACAAGTATCACCCAGTCATACTTCTCGAGGTCAATATTAATATCAACATCTCGTTTCAGTACTTTTTTAATCTGCGGATTCGAGCAGAGAACATAAGAATCGAACTGAATCTTGTTCTCAAAAAGCTCGAAGAACTTATTTCTGCTTGGTTTACTTTCTATTAATGCTATTTTTTTCATAATATATATTATACTAAATTTTTAACCTTGTGTCAAGAACTATTTTTCTCATGTTCAAGTAGGTCTTTTTCTTCTTTATTTAAAATTTCTAAAATTCTTTTGTAATGTTTTTCTTCAAAACATTCTGTACCACCATTTTCTTGTAGGGGTAAATATTGTGGTATTCTATCACATTGATTTTGTGTTTCTGTTTCTATTCTTCTAGCGTGATAGTATGTTGTTTCTATTTCTTTAATTATTTCAAAAGGAGGCCATTTTACTGATCTTCTATCTATTCCTCTTTTTGTATGTCCTGTTTTCAATACTCCATCTTCAAATTGTATAAAATAAACTATACAAGGGTGTTTTCCTAATTTATGATTTTTAAGTTGTGATAGTGGCATACAACCAGCTTGAGTACACATTCTACATCCCGTATTTGCATCTGCTCTCACTTTACTTTTATGTCCATATTCTAAGCACTCTACTTCGAAGTAAGTTTTTCCATGTCCAACTGATCCATTTACTGGCATAAATCCTCTTGAAAGTAATTTTTCAAAGTAATCTACTGGATTATAAGCTGAGTTTCCTCCTCTAGTTATTTTTCCATTTGCTTGTAAAACTGTTAGTCTTATCATTACTGCTTTCCAACTTCTTTCGGGGAAAATCTTTCTGAATAAATTTATGCTTAACTCTTCACTACCCTCACACAAACTATATGCTAGTGCAAGACATTCTTCTTCATCTTCAGTCCACTTTCCTCCTCTAGTAAATCCTCCATATCCTCCCTCTAAACATCTCTCTACTCCATAAGTTTTTACACTACTAAGTCTTTTTGTTACTGAACTTAGTGTTGGAGCCAGGTCTGTAAAAGGCCATTTATTATATGCTTCACTAGCGGTATTACAACTTAGCAAATACTCAAAATGATGTTTCTTATAATCAAATTTAACGGTCATATAAACTCTCTTTTAATTTTTGTACAGATACTTCACTAAGAGCACCAGCGTCTCCTAAATCTGGAGGTATACGAACATTATAATACTTTAGTTGTGTATCTTCGCAGAGTTTTATTACTTTTTCTACTGCGCTCTGACCCGCATCATCTGGGTCAAAAAATATATCTATCTGCTCAACTCCTTTCATTTTTAGAAGTTGTAACTTATCTGGTGTTATATTAGATATTCCAAAACAGCACAAAGCATTTGTCAATCCTTTATCATGTAGATTTACTACATCAAATATACCTTCTACTAATAATACTCTACCTTTAATAGGTTTTACATTAGTAGGAAACATTGGTAACTTCACTCTAGGAGGGTGAAAGATATACTTTGGTTGATCTTTAATATGAGTATTCATTCTTAATCTACCATTAAATGCTACTATTTTTCCTGTAATATCTCTAATAGGAAATACTATTCTGTCTTTGAAAGGTGGATTTACACACATAAATGCTTCGAAGTTTCTATATGTTTCTTGTCTTATATTTCTTTCTGTGCCAACATAAGGCAATATGTCTGTAGGCATTTGTAAGCCTATTGATTCTGACCTTTTACGGTCTATTGTTTGTTTTAATTTTTCTCTTTTTATATCTAAGTAATTACTAGGTTTATCGAATAACTTAAAAATATTTCCTTTAAAACCACAAGAGAAACAATTAAATACTCCTGTAATTTTATCTATTCTCATACTGGGGTTGCTATCATCATGCTCAGGGTTGAGACACGACACAACAAAGTCCGCAGGGGACATTTTAAAGGGAATATTTTCTTCTACTAATAATTCTTCTACTGTCATGGTCTATATACTTTTCCTCTATCTTCAATTAAAAATCCATTCAAGTGATCTAGTTCATGTTGCACTACTCTTGCATCAAAATCTTTAAATTTTCTTTTTATCTTTACATATTCACCTTCTCTAAGTGATGTGTATTCAAGAATAATATAACTTGATCTTTTTATTTTTACCATTATATCTCCACAACTTAGACACCCTTCATAATCACTTTTAGTAAAAGAACTTCTTTCTAATACTTTTGGATTCATAAATAACTCTGGGTCAGGCATTTGACCTGCTAAAAAGATTCTATAAGGTAGTCCTATTTGTATTGCAGATATGCCAACACCTTTATGCTTTTCCATCGTATCATACAAATCTCCAACTATCTTTTTTAGTTCTTCTATAGTTCCATTCCATTCATGGGACATAGTTCTTAATTTATTTTTGTCTGTTACTAACAATTTCTAACTCCTTGGGTAACTCTTTGTTGCAATGTGGACACACCAATGGCAACCCTAATAATTTTCTATATATGCAATCTTTAATGTAGGAAATCGTTTCCATACTCTAATTCCATTGCTTCTTCATAAATACTTCTAAATTCTTCTAATGTAGGAATACCACAATCTATTCCTGTTTCTTTTAAAGTATATAATTCTCTTACATACTTTACATATGCTATTTGTAGTTGTTCTTCTGTGTATAAAATCATAACTGCCTCAATATTTGAACGACTTTTTCTTGGTTATACCATAAGCCATTAAAAAACATTTTATTATGGGTATCTCTTTCTTCTATTACCCACCTTTTTATGCCTACACAGGTTTTTTCCATAAATAGTCTATGTGTCTTTGTATCATCTACTAATAATCTCATAAATCTTGTGCCTCTTCACCATCTGTTCCTAGCCCCATATCTTCTTTCATCTTTTGTTTTTCTGCTGGGGTCAGGGCTGAAGCGGGACCGATCTTCAATGACTTCCAGTTAACTTCACTAGAGAAACCTTTTACTTCATTATTTCTCATTTTGGTACAATTAAATGTCATACAGTTGTCTGTCGGTTCCCATGTTTCAAGGGAGTAGGCAGCATCGGCTGCATCTAATATACCTTTTGCGAATCTAGCCTCTCCACTAGAATCAGTCTGATAAGGAGCAAATACTAAAGTCTCATACTCTTGTGCATAAGACTTTAGTTTTTTACTTATCTCTATTTGCTCTTGCCAGTCATATTGACTGTTTCTGCCTGGTGCATTGTGGCGACGAACTTGGTTTAGATAATCTACGATTACGATACCAATGTCTGAACGACTTACCCTCTTATCGAGTTCGCTTTGGATTTTTGAGAGAGTGAGGGCTGGATCATAGATTACATCTAATTGCCTGTCTTCGTGTAAAGGATTCTTAGTTAATTTTCTATGAAACTCATCAAAATCTCGGTGAGTTTCATATTCTTTCAAGAGTTCGTTTCCACCCTGAAAACGATTTGCCCACCAACCAGCAACAAGATTCCATTCTTCTGTATTCATGAACTTATCACGAATATTTGTGAACTGAACTCCTGTACTAATCGAGCACATTCTCTGTAAGATAGAACGACTATCCATCTCAATAGTGAAATAAATAGCAGTCCTGCCTCCTTCATACACATTAACAGCAAGGTTACAGGAAGTCAATGACTTACCAGAACCTCGTCGTCCACCAACAAGCACTAGGTCTTTGGGTGAGAATTTGACGCTTGCGTCATAATCTGTGTTAAGTCCTAAAGGTAAATACTTTGCTCTTTGTTCATCATCTTCAAAAAGTGTAATAGTTTGCATACTTTCTTCAGGTGGTGTTACATCTACCTTATCACTTACATTTAGGACTATTTCTTGTAATTGTTCTATATTTTCTTCTGCACTAGCCATAGTAACAGTTTTTTCTACATATCGATCTAATTCATCTAATATTTCTGTTTGAGTATATTCATTCTTGAGATAGTCGAGCAACATATCTGCGTCCACTTCAACTTCGATGGATTCGATCGCGGCTAGTTTTTCTTGGATTTTTTGGTCTCGTTGACCAGCTTTGAGTTCTTCAAAGGTTGGGAGAGATTGATAATTATCTACGTGCTTTTCCAAGATGTTAAATATCCCTCGGTACTCATTAGGCAAATAAATGTCCTTTACTTGAGACCAAGTATCTAAATCTTGTTGGGTAACTAATTGTTTAAGTAATGCACTGGCAATATTCATCTATATCTCTCTCAAAAAAAGGGAGGGTTTGCCCCTCCCCGCTAAATATTGCTAGTTAGCCTATTTCTTTTCTAGCTGCACCATTGTAATCAGCACATTGTAGACCCCTTCTGGTCAACATTGTTTTAACGCCTCTTACTGTTTTGCCGATATCATCAGCAATTTCTTGAACAGTCATTTCAGAAATATCAAGGTCAGCTAAAACGTCAGCTTTAGATGAACCTTTTGTGTGTTCTTGCTTAGGAATAGCGTTGATGTCACCACTTCTAAGTAATGAAAGAGCTTTACCTCTGATAGAATTAACACTTTTACCTAGGCTTTCTGCGATAGCTTCTACGAAAGCGCCATCGTTAACCATAGAGATGAAAGTAGCTTCTTCTTCAGGTGTATAAGTTCTAACACTTTCTACTTTAGGAGCAGGCTTAACATGCTCTGTTAGTTCCATAGAAAGAATTTTTCCTTGAATAGACTTCGCACTAAAGTGTCCGCCTTCAAAGTTTTCAGCAATTTCTGCGTATGTGTATGCGCCAGAGTTATCTTGAACGAAATTGCTTAGAGTTGCTTCTTGCTCTTCTGAGAAGGACTTAGAAGCTGATGCTGAAGCTAATTCAACATCGAAACCCATTTTTCTTAGCTTAGAAGATACACTTCTTGTAGAAGTTTCTAAATCTTCAGCAGCTTCTGCAACCATTGCCTGTGTTACAGGACTTGAATCACCGACGAAGTCCACTAGTTGCTGTGTTCTTTCGTCTGTCCATTTTGGTAATGCCATTTAATTTTCCTCTATTAAAATTTTTATGTTGTTATAAATTTTTACATTCATTTGTTGTGCTTTATTTGTTTTAGCACTTTCTATACCACTCTCATTGAGCAGTAGTGTTACATCTTTTGTAAGGTTATCTTTTGTCTCGAATCCATGACTTTGTAAAACTTTTTGAGCTGCTGCTTTAGTTGGATAGCTCTTTAGTTTACCTGTTATACAAACTACTCCCTTAAAAGGAATATAGTCGACTTCAGACTTCTCACAAGAGAATGTGAAAGGTAATTGATCGTACTCCATTGGATAGAAAACGTTGTCTAGCCAGTTAATAAGATTCGACGCCGCTTTAGGACCGAGACCAACATCTATACTTTTCTGGTAGGTTATCTCTGAAATATTCGAGACCTGTTTGGTCAATTTATTAGATGCGCTCCGCCCTATCAGCGGTATCGAAAAAGCTGGGAGGAGAGTTGTTAACTCTGCTGATTTAGAATTTTCTATCTCAGCAAATAACTTCTCTCCTAACTTCTCCGAACCTAGTAGGTCGATCAATTCTCCTTCATCGAAAGAGTAGATATCATGATAGTCCTGTAAGTCTAACTTTTCGATTGTTGCTGTACCAAGTCCTTTGATTTTCAAAGTCTTGGCAAAGTGTTCAACCTTTTTAGAACTCTGTGCAGGACAGTTTATACTTCTACAAAATAATTGGTCTTTCACAATATCTAGCTCTGTGTTACAAGCGGGACAATGTGTCGGTATAATTATTTCTTGCATAAAATCTGTCTCTCTTTCATTTTTATATAATATATTATACTAAAGATTTAACCATCTGTCAAGAATTATTTTTTGGGAAGTCCTGTAGTATAAGCGATGAAATTTTGAAACACTCTGTATGCCCTCCAAATTTTTGTTGAGGTTTATAACTATCATATTCAAACTTTTTGTGTAACTCCTGCTCTATTTTCCAGCAGTTGTAAATAGTATCATGATAAGTTCGTTGAATACGTAAATCGTATCCTTTAAAACCTCTACTTCGCTTTATTACATGTCGCCAGTCTTTTCCACTAGCGATTCCAACTTTAATACATTCTCTTTCAAATGTTCTTTGGTTAACTAAGATTACTCCATACAAAACACCCTCTCTTTCTTTTTCGTGAGGGTGATTGTTGAAATAAGTTTGATTGTATACTCCACTCACGCTAAAAGTAGAACTCCAGCCGTCTGTCTAAGTATACCTATGGCTAAAATACAGCAAGCTACTGCATTTAGTATGATTAAGGCTCTATCTTTCCATGCAAGGGAAACATATAACCAACCTATGCACCCAGTAAAGGAGAGTAGAGTATCTAAATAAGGGTTGACTGCGGCTGCTCTTACTACCATTGCTGAAAGTAAAATCAGTGAGGCACCCCACTTTACATACCAAGTTATATCACCTTTGGGTGTTGCACTTTTGTAAATTCGTTTACTGTTCTCTACTTCTTCTTTTGAGTACTTCATTTAATTCTTCTATTCTTTTATACAAATTGTATATTTGTTTTTGTTGTTCTGCTATTGTTTGTTTTAAAATTTCTTCTTTATTAATTACTTTTGTCATTATAAAAGTCCATCATATCGTTCCATCTCATAAAAGCTCGTTTTTCACTAACCCAGTACCAACCTGTGTATTTATGCTCTTCAAGTTTGTACTTGCTTTTTATGTAGTCATATGGGTCAAATTGTATAGTATGCATTAATCTACTCTCCTTAATACTTGTGGTATTATTTTTCCTGCTCTTATAACTTCAATCTTGCAACCTAACTCTAAATTAAGCGCTTCGATTATTGACTTGTTGTGAAGTGTTGCCTTTGATACGATTGCTCCATCTATGTTAATTGAATCAAAGTGTGCAACTGGAGACACTGCTCCTGATTTACCTACTTGCCAAGACACAGATTGGAGCGTAGTGACTACACCAGTTTCCTGTTCTTTGAGAGCAAAAGCTCCTCTTGGGTGATGGCTAGTGTAGCCGTGATGGTCAAAACGATTGTTATCTGCAACACGGAAAACTGATCCATCATGAGGAAACTGAGTGTAATCACTATCAATGGCTGTCGGGATTCCAAGATTTGAAATAAATCTCATGTCCGACATGTAATTATCTGTTGGGTAAGGCGATACTCCATGAGCAACGAAAGTTAAATCTCTTGTGGCAAATTCTGCACTATCTTTGAGACTTAGAGCACCCGCTGCATAGTTTCTTGCGTTTGGTATCGTCTTAGGAGCGACTACTTCTCCACTTATTTGTAGCACTCCTTCATATTCTATTTGTTCTGGTACTAGATTTCTGATGTTATGTGTAATGTCTAATCCTTCTATTCCATCACCTCTAGTTAGTGATTTTTGAAATTGTCCTCCACCATAAAGTATACTAATTGCTGCACCATCTAATTTAGGTGTAACTATAAAGTCGTCACTGCCCCAATCTGGAGCAGTGTCGATACCACTAATTACTTTCTGGAGGGAAAACAATGGAAACAGGTGTCTGTATCTACGTTCATATGAACTTTTATATCCAATACTTTCTTCTGTTGCTATTGTTTGTAAGTAATCGAAAATCTCATCAGTCATGATGGGCTTGCCATTGTAATACGCCATTGCGGCTCTTTTTATAAGATTTTCTAACATTATATTATTATACTAAAAATTTAACCATTTGTCAAGAATTATTTTCCGATATGTTCTACATCACTTGGAGGAATAACTTGGTATGCACCTTTGTTGTATGCTGGTGCAACAGTATACTTCTTACTGATTTCAACTTTCCATGAGTTATCCACTGCTGTTCCCTTGCCCGCATTGGTGGAGCTGACTGGGGTCGAACCAGCGACCTTCGCAGTGCAAGTGCGACGCTCTCCCATCTGAGCTACAGCCCCCTGTTTCCAAGTAGACTTAGGGGATTTACGCTTAGTGCGTATCCTTTTTCGTTTGCGACCATACTGGTCATATCCTAAACTTCCTTTTATTATCATAATGTATATTATACAGAAATTTTAAGGATTTGTCAAGAACTATTTTTAGGGTAGGTATATCTCATCTATAATTTCTTTGAACTCCTCTTCAAGTATGTTTTTGCTTTCTGCCAGAGATAATATCTCTACTAGTCCTGCAAAAAGTTCTTGTGTATTTTCTAAGTCCAAAGGTATACTTATACCTTCTTTCGAAGGTAACCATTCTTCATCAAAATCTAAATAGTATTTGCGTAGGGATAGGTACTCAACTCCACGAAATGTATTTATTACTAATCGTATCTGTTGAGTGTCCTTTTCATTGATTACTCTTTCATATATACTTGGTGCACTCAAATCAATCATTTTTAATTATCCTATTCAATGGAACAATGCTAGTAACATTCTTCGGCATTAATAAACGATAAGAGTCCGTATCCCAACAAAATAGGAGGACTGTATCGTGTGCTTCTTTAGCTCGATTTTTCTTGTCCTTTATGTAAGGTGTCGAGAAGTCTCGAGTGCATATATTATATTTTAGTCTGCGTGAGTTCTTACTTCTGTAAGTGATGACAGCATCGCCTGCTTCATCTAGTTTTTTATTAAAGTCATCTTTTGTCATATTTCCTCCAGTTGTCTAACAAATGATAATTTGAATTGCAAACCTGAATGGTCACATCTACAAGATGCAAAAAACTAGGGCAGTCTACACTACCCTAGTGAAAAACTAAACTAAATTAATTGTTTAAGTTATTTACTATACCTGTAAAGTATACTGCTGCTTTACCTGTCAACTTTGATATAATCGCAGCGTCAACTTCTTGACCTGCATCTGTCAAAGCACTTGTAAGGTCGGCTTGTGCGCCTGCAACACTTACTCTACCGCCACCGCTTGAGCCACTAGAACTACTCTTTGCTGGTGTCTTTCTGACATATACACCTGCCTTTGTAAGTATCATTCTAACACCGTTAGGAGATTCTTCTAACTGCTCAGCGATATCTTTTACAATCTCCATACTATTTTCTGGAGTTGGTTCTTCTGCAGTATACATATCTACTGCCTCTTGTTTTTTCTCGTCTGTCCAAGACATACTTTTTCTCCTTTTATTTTTGTAAGATTCTGGCAAGCCGGGACACCACCCTGTCGCTTGTCTCATCTGCGTGTAAAATCTATCACTCATATTATTATTATATAAAAATATTAGAGCCGAGTCAAGAACTATTTTTTATTACCTATTAAAAATGCTTTTTAATTGCGGCAAGTTTATCTTTAGCTGTTGCTAGTTTTTCAACTTCCATTTCAATTGCCTGAACAATTTCAGGGTGTTCACCTATGCCAACTACATTTCTTTCATATGCTTTTATATTAGCATAAGCCATGGCTACGTCGCCCTCTAGTTTTTTGCATAGTGCTTCTAATAAATAGTTCATATTCTCTTTATTCCCATAACATAGTTTTCTGCTGCATTTTCTGCATAGGATTCACTATGTCCTTTGTAAAATTCTGTTTTTACTATTTCATTATCTTTATATAGCCTGCAACCCCAGTGTCCATCTAGTTTAATAACATCTGCTCTGAGATTACCATCTACATATGTTGAATATTTATTGTCTTTCATCTTCTGTTGTTGCTCCATTTATAAATGACTTTATAAATCTTTCTGCTTGATCGTCAAATAAAAATGCAAAAATAATTATTGGCAATGTTGCAGTAAAAAATATAGTCATAAGTATTGTTGCCAATATCTGCTGATTAGCCAGAACAGATGTTGGCGCTATATGTTTAATTATTTGTAATGATGGAAACCATAGTTTCCAAAGTGCCATGCCCACGCCAGAGACGTAAGCGGCTATTATTATTTCCCACATTTTTCATTTTCCTATAAGTATTTCTGTAAGTGCCTAAGACTTCCTAACTCATACGCTAATGCTGTACCCCAATAACCTGTTTTTTCACCATCAAGCCAAGGAAATAAAGTATTAGAAGTGTCACAAGGCTCTAGTATAAATACTTTATATGCTTTAGCGCCCCATTTATCTTCATAATTTGTACACTGTGCTATGTTACCATAACAAGCATACCCTTTTCTTTCTGACTGATATTTTTGTGTAATTTCATCTTTAATAAGTGCAAACTTATTTTGACGAGGATACCATACTTTTTCATTGTAGTCAAACTCTAAAGACACACATTGCTCAGGTAATAAATAATTTCTCATACCTTCATAATCTGAGTCTGCTAGTTTTTGTGGTATACCTGTTCTTTCTACTATGTTTTTAACAAAAGCAGGTGAACGATACAAGCTGTCAGCGATAGTAGAAATATTCATACCATCTAAATACATTTTTACTACTGAACTTATCTCATCGTTAGTAGCCATTTTACCTTTATTCTGGCTTTTTCGTGTTTCACGAAATGCTTTTGTGTCAAGGTGTTCGTCTATGATTCTCTGAAGTCTGGTCGTGTTATACCTAATATTCAGCATCTCACAGGCTTCTTTCTTTGTTATAGGATTATCCTGTTCGAGTTGTGAGATAACTCTTTCTATGTTATCATAAGATAACTTTTCTCCTGATTTACTTCTTATCAATGTGTTCACTCCCTAGTAATATAATTGCATAGTGAATTATTTTTAATAAGTCGTCTGGATTGTGTCCATTCTTTTTACCATATCGTTGAGCATATTTAATTATATTGCCAATAGAAAAACCTTCTCCATGACCTGCATCAAATATAAACTCAGTAGATTGTATTTTATCTTGGGAATAATGTTTATCATATGTATCTATTATATGATTTCTAACCCAGTTTAGAACTTCTTCTTCGTTAAACTTCATCAGTGAGCATCTCCACTAAGCTAGTATACCCACCAATCTTTTCCCCATTAAATATAATTTGAGGAAATGTTCTTGCGCCAGGAAAGTTTTCAAACATATCTTCTTTTTGAAAATCTTTTCCGAACACTTTGTACTCTACCGAACAACCTCGTTGCTCAGCAAGATTCTTTGCCATTGTACAATAATGACAGTTAGGTGTACTATAAATTATTACTATGTTTTCCATATAATCATTCCAAATTCTTTTCACTTTAACTTTTTAAGTTCTCTATCTACTATTTTTTCTAAATCTTCGACATCTGGTAGCATATCCCAATCTTCTTCGATTGGATTATCATAATAATCATGTGTGCCATTACGATATCTTTGCTTTCTTTCGTCTAAGATAACTGCTGATTCCCAAACCATTCTACCCATAATTAGTACTAATATTATTCCTACTATGTATTGAAGAATTTCTATCATTTTGCTGTTATCCTTTTATCATACCAAGCAAGACCTTCGTCCCACCAGTCTGGTTGTTCCCTGTAAGACCACTTAGCAAATGTAGCCTTATCTGTATGGTAATATAGGCGATATGACCCGATGACATCAGATTCATCTTTGAGTTCATCGGGCATAGCCATAAGAAATGGAGTGAGTCCGTTGCGTGGCATATTCTTCGGGTCTGGTAGCTTATTAATTACTTCTTCTACACTTTTGTGAAGTTTGCCATATCGGTAATGGTATTCATCATTTAACGCATTTGCGTAGCAATGAACCCACTCAAAATTATCTAGCGAAGACCGTGTCCATATTGTGCAAGGGTGATTATACATCATTGGTAGATATGGTGTCAGAGGTCTTTCCTCTAGTGGGAGATGTTTGATTTCTGACTTTCTAGAATTGAGGGCTTCTCTTTCTTCTGCGTTTAACGCTCGAGGAGTGAATCCTAATACTTCATCAACCCATATGGCAGTGCATAATAGCTGAGCCGCCTCAAGAGGCATCTTTACTATATGCTTGTCCACATGGTATTCTGCGCACTTGTCTAAATCTTCGTCTAAATAAAATAAATTCATAAAGTATATTATACTAAAGATTTAACCATTTGTCAAGTATTATTTTTATTTGCTACCAAAGGCTTTACCAGCCTCTGAGATACCAAATGCTCCCAAGGTTACTACCACAAAAGAGGTGTAAATAGTATCAGATACTTTTAAATCCATATCCCAAAATGCTGTAACTAGGTCACATATTCCGAAAACTGTCATTAAAAAGAATGAGATAAAACCTATTATAGCTTTTTCATTTACATCATTGTCATCTAAAAACAAATCAATAAACTTTCTCTTTGGTGGAGCGAGCCTTTTTCTGGCTTGTTCGGCTTCAAGTTTCATCTCCTTGATAGTATCTTCTGACTTATCGAGTTTCTCAATAAGTGCCATATACTTATCTAAATCAATTTCTACTTCATTCCTACTATTATCTGCTCCTTCTGCCATTTACTTATCCTTTGCTTTACCCACGTTAAGGGCTACCCAGTCTAATACTTTATAGACTTTCTTTACCCAACCATCATCTATGGGGGTAGGTGTAAGAGCTGCAACTAATGATGCACCCATTACTAACCATGGTACTAACTGTACCCATCTTACTATCACTTCGAAAAATTCTAACATTTTCCTATCCTATTCTGTCTTACGACAGCCTTTGCAGAGGTACATACTTCTCTATAGTAGATACATCTATGTCCTCCACTTTCTCAAACTCTACATCATAACAAATAATCTTGTCTGACATATTGCTTTGATTTTTTAAATTTGGCATAAAACTCTCATGTGTTGTGTATTCTCTATTGTGAGTTTTATTACTCTTTAAACTTCTAAATTGTATTTCAACTATACCTTGTTTTAAACACTCTATTAATTTATCACTATCTATCATTCTTTTTTAAAGTTCCTAATACTATTTCTATCTTCTCTAATCTTTCTATTAAAGGTTTATACCCATCAAATCCTTCAATTCCACATTTTGGGTGTGCCATTTCTTCAAGGTCAATTATTCTTTCTTCTAGTTCTTCTAGCCAATCTTCATTATCTTCAAATCTTACTTGTGCTGCTGGATTTTTCTCAAACCAACGAGAATCTTTACTAAAACTCCATAAATTAATCAGATTTTTTATCCACTGAATCATCTGTTGTTACCTCACGATAGTATATTACTACCTCCCCCATTTGTTTGATATACCTTTTAAGTTCTTGCATATCTTCTGCCATTACTTTATAATCTCCTATTGTTGTTGCAACAAATAGAATATCACCATTATTTTGTGATTTTATTTCATCTATAAATCTATCGTAGTAGGTATAGCCTTCAGGCCAGTCAGGGTTTTCTCTATCCTCTGGTGCACAAGACTTAGGTCTTTTGCCCTCTACTTTGACACATGGGTTTGTAATACGAGTTTCGCTTACGACGTACCACTTCGGTGCAGTCAGCTCGACAGGACGTGGGAGAGTGGGTTGCATAATTTCAACCTTTGCAGGTTTAGTAATAATTTCTACTTCTTTTGTGGGAAGTAATGAGCAACCACTAGTCAGTACTAGGATTGTCAAGATTGAATAATTTTTCAGTGTCATCTTCTATGCCCTCCATTACTGCTTCGCTGGCGTTGTTCATTCTTAGTTCTATCATTCCTGGCTTTTTCAGCGCAAGAACATCTAGGTTATGCCTAGAAAATATTTCTAAGTATTCAGCTTTTTCTTGTTCTATCAAGGCATTTTCTTTTGTCATGTTCATTAAAGCAGCGCCTTGTTTTTCATACTGCTCTTTAATTGTGTTGATTGTTTGTTTTTGTTCTTCAACAGCATACTCTAGTTTAACATTGTTTGCTTTAAGTGTTTCATTCTCATTATAAAGCCACCAACAACCTAATCCTAGCACTAATATTAAACCTATAAAAAACTGTTGCATTATATTTCCTCTATCTTGTAGTTGAGACCTTCTGCGCCTCTGATTTCTACTATTTCTTTATCTTCTGTTTTAAATTTTAAGTATTTATCTTGTTTATTATAGAAACTCAAGACTATAAAAGTCTGGTCGTCAGCATCACCGTATGTTGAATTATAACTTACTGTGAGCTTGTAACGCTTCTTGAATAGATTTACTATCCATGTCCACATTGCCTTTAGCTTGTTCATCTTGTAATATTCCTATAAATTCTTGTATATACTCTTCGAGAGTAATACCTCTCTGAGCTGCATGCTCTCCTGCGGCTTTAAGTAGTTGTGAAGATATCTTAAATTTCATACCACTCTCTACCTAGATATAGTAGAGCTTCTGCTTCTCGTCTACGGACTAATCCATCAAGGACTTTTCCTCCTGCTTTATTCCATCTTTTTATTTGTGCTGGTACTTCTTCGTACTTGCCATCATTTAAAACTTTTAGCATAGTAGACGACTTTAGGTTTGCTGGGCCGAGATTGTATACCCATGATACTAGGGCATCAAACTGGTTTTGGGAAAGAGCTACATTTACATACTCGTTGACGTAATTTTCATACTCCTCTAGCTCTACTTCGAGCATGTGTTCTGCGTGATTTTGACTCCATGTATCGCCTTTTTGAACATCTTTTGTATGTCCATAACCAATAGTCCAAACACCTGCTGAACATTGGTAAGCTTCGAGTTCACACCCTTCAAATTTTTTAATAAGGGCTATACCCTCCATACTTGTTTTCAATTTATTCTCCTATTTAGGTAGCGGATTTCGCGATCCTACTGCTTCAGATAAAGACTTAAATCCATCTTTCTTCAGCAATTTTACTAGACCTCTATTTATTTCATTAATATTCTGCGGGCCATCAAATATCATTGTTGTAATCATATGTAGTAAGCTTGCTCCAGATGTAATCTTTTCATAAGCATCTTTTGCACTAAATATTCCACCCACTCCAATGATTGTAAGTTTTCCTTCTGTTCTTCTATAAACATGGCGAATAACATTAGTTGATATTCTTTGTAAAGGTAAACCACTCATTGCTCCTTTACCTTTTGGAAGTAGTCCTTTTTCAGTTGGATACTCCTCAGGTCTGTGTTCAGAATTATGCTCTGGTTTAGCAAGGTTAGTACAGACAACTCCGTCCATTCCCCACTCTACACATGCATCTACAATTGTGTTTATTTCTTCAAGTGTCATGTCAGCTGCTAGCTTTACATAAATTGGTTTCTTACTAATTGGTCTGATTTCTTTTACGATTGCAGCCAGTAACACATCTAAGTTATCTTTATCTACAAAAGGTTCCCCCTCTTGTGTATTTGGACAACTAATGTTAACTGTATAGTAATCACCTATATCTTTAAACAGTTTCATTGTTTTTAGATAATCGTTGATAGATGCGTCTAAATCAAACTCAGGTGTTAAATTAGAGTTTGCCGCATTGATACCTACACGAAGTCTGCCAAAATCTTCATTTGCCAATCTTTTGGAAATGGTTTCAGCTCCTTCATTATTTAGTCCATACCATACTACGATTGCTTTAGACTTTATCATTCTAAATAATCTTTTGCCAGGATTGCCAGGACATATTTCGCCTGTAAATGAGCCAAGCTCTGCAAGACCAAATCCTAATGACGGATATATTTTAGTAAGCTCTCCATCTTTATCAAACCCTGCTGATAATCCTACTGGATTTCTATACTTAATTCCATCTACTTCGATAGCTAGACTCTTATGGTTATAATCCATAAGTGCACTTGTTAACCCTCGTGTTATAGGGTTTTTTCCTAAGAACACTCCTACTCTTTTCAATGAATAGTGTGCCTCTTCTGGTTCCATTAAAAATATTAATGGTCGGACGGCTTGATAGCCTGCCCATAAAAATTTATTTCTTATTCCTATTATTGTGCTGTTCAATTTATTCTCCTATTACTCTTGTAAGAAAGTGCCTCTTTTAAGGGAGGCACTTACAATTACTAGACAAGTCTATGCTAATGAACCAATGCAAGTTATCATTACACTTGCTACAAAACTTAATAACAGTAGAGTTCCTACTGCTTCACAAAGTTCACCGCTATCACATATTCCCTGTCTAAAATACTCTACATATTTCACTAATCAATCTCCAAGACTTTCCTCTTGGAATTGGGAGTTCTAGACAGAGCGATTGTTAGTAACCCGTCTTGTAGATTAACTTTATCTACTTGTAAGTCTGGATTGAGAATAAACCTTCTATCAAAAGATTTAAGACTTAACCCCTGATGAACGAACTGTTCGCCATCATTCAGTTTATGCTCTTTTTTCCCTGCGATATGGAGTTCTTCGCCTTCAGCGATTATCTCCAGTTCTTCTTTTTTCCAGCCCGGCACTGCGACTTCTATACGATAGTTGCCTTTCCTTTCGATTACATTATATCTTGGATAACCTGTATCCGTATAAGACGGCATACTCGGCATATCCAAACCAAGCCAAAATTTACTTAAATCAATACTCATAATTTTCTCCTAATTCCTTTCGGTAATAATTGTCTACCCTCTCGGTATAGACGCGTTAAAATATAGGTAGACCCATTCCACCTATATAACTATATTATACTAAATTTTAAGGTAAAAGTCAAGAACTATTTTTCTAATCTTCGAAATCTATCTTACCCTGCTCACGCATATATTCGAGTGTAATTCCTATGCCTTCTCTCTTGCCAATAACATAAGAGCAGTATCCACAGCCAATTAAAAGAATAAAAAATGCGAAATCAATATTTTCCATATATTTCTCCTATTCAATGTAATATTATATCAAATCAACAACCAAAAGTCAAGAACTTTTTTCAACTATCCCAAAAATAGTTCTTGACAGATGGTGAAAATTTTTGTATAATATATAAATGACTAAAAGATGGACAGATAAGGAAAGAAGATATTTAAAAACGAATTATAACTCTCTACCTATGAGTATGCTAGTTTCACAACTAGGCAGAACAGGTGGTTCAATTCGTTCGCAAGTAGACTACCTTCGCAAGAGAGGGTGGACTTTTCATCGTGTTCGAGACAAGGAGATAGATGCCTAGTATTAATACGAAAAACATGTCATTCGAGAAAGCTATAAGAATCTTTCGTAAAAAAGTTGAAAACGCTGGTATTAAAGATAGTGTTCGTGAGAAAGAATACTATGAGAAGCCAAACTGGAAACGAAGAAGAAAACTCAAGAGCGCCATTCGCAGACAAGAACGCGAAAAAGCAAAGGAGGAGGCTTACTGGAAAGACTATCGTAAATTGCATAAACGTAGAAATTAACGATTTTTTACCTTCAAATTTACAAAAATAAAATATTTTGTCATTCAACATACCTACTGCAAAACACAAATTCATACCCCTTGGAAAAACAGTTCTTGATTTTTTGATAAACTTGTGGTATAATAATAACATATTTTATGATAATTAAGAAAATTATAAAACTAATCATACTTCTCGTGAATCTCGCTTATAATGAAATTACATTTCAAGAGAGCTGTGTAGCGTAAGCGAAAGAGCTCACCTTGTAATTGAAATTATTTAGCGAGAGAGTTAATGATATAATTACTCTATTATATCTTCACCCATGAAAAGCAAAGAGATTCACCTAAGCTTTTTCATAATTTCAACATTAAAAACCAATTTACTACAATTTCGCCCAATTCGTTCGTGAATTTTTAACTATTTCAATTAATCAATTACATTGGTTTATCCCAAATTATATCGTCTATACATGAATTTCCCCTAGATTATGGAGACTAGAATAGACTGTTGCGGAGTCTATAACCCCGCTCAGTCCGTAAGTTGTGGTACTCGAATGTTCTTCACACTCGTTGAGAATCTATAGCTATCTTCATCAAAGAGGGTGATAATCATTCCGAGTTCTGGGTGTAGTCGAGGTTCCTTCTCTACATAGAAATACTTACCTCGATTTTCGATAACCTCTCGTGTTTTGCTAGTATTCGGAAGTAGCTCTACGATTCTTTTAGTCCAAGCACTCATAAATTGCCTCCCTTAGTATCTTGAGAGCAGTCTTTGGAGATTTCTCCAACCCCGCTACCTGTATATATTCTACACTTAGCAACCCCGCTAGGTTTTCTACTATTTCTTTCTTTGTTTCAGGGTCTTCGCCTGTTTTCGTTTTGTAGACAGTCTTTTTGTAGACGCCCTCTCTACTGAGCTTACCTATGATAGATTTTACACTCTTATCCAAATCCTCAGCTAGAGCTTCTACTGTCTCTCGGCTAGGGTCTTTTTTGTAAGCATCTATCATATGTTCTACTTGTTTTTCGGTATAATTTATACTCATATAATATCTCCTAGGTCGCCTGTATGGTCTATATCATTCATTCTAGCTAAGAATGGTTGAATTACATTGTTTACTTCTTCTGATGTCATGCCCCAATCTTTGGCGACCAATCTAATACCTTCAGAGTGAGTGTAGCCATCATCTATGTAATCCTCATAGTCCATTTCTATTAATGTTGTGTTAAGTTTCATACTAATATCCGTGTGTGTGATGCTCGTATTCTTGTTCACAGTTTGCAGTTCCACATATACATACATTATGTGTAGCCTTTTCCCATGCGTCGATTAGCTCATCACCGATTAATTTTTCATTCTCTAAGAAAACTAAACCTCCATTTGGTAGCCTTCTTTGTATTGTTCCGTCATTAAACATAGTGTCAGTAACGAAACCACTATCCATGTCGTATGGACGAGTCTCATACCACATACTTTTCAGCTGATGACTATGAATACTATATACTCCTCTCGCCCATTTCTCAGCTTCTATCATTTTTCTTTGTTTTTCTACTAATTCTTTGTATTCAGTCATTATATCACCTTACTTAGAATTATTACTTGTAGAATTAGTACTAATACTGGCACTACTGTTCTCACTAACTCTAGTGAATGTTTCATTGTGCTAATATCCTTTTCGATGCGTTTTAATTTTTTCTTTGTCATAATAGCTGTTCTAACCTCCCTCTATCGAAGAATTGATAAACAAGTTCATCTGCATACTCTTGCACACACCAGTCTTCACCTTTGTGAGCATGATTTTCCATAGTGATAGGATAAGACTCCCACCAATCAAACTCGTCAGATTGAAACCACTCTTCATCTTTGCCATATGCTTCTAATATTAAATGATTTAGCTCCTCGCCATCACACTCATCATAATCCCAATCGACATCATCTGTGCCATCAACCCATGCCTCATGTATTCCTATGAAGTTTCTAAACTCATCTTCATAAGTTACTTTAGCACTAGGGTTTCCACCTACTTCATTATAAATATACTGAATTAGATTGTTTACAAAAGGTATTGGCGGACTCCATGCTGAATGTCCACTAAGAGTAGTTTCATTCCAGTCATCTACCTCTATCCATTTGGCTCCAATATTTTCACAACCCCAATTATACCAGTCCTTTTCATCATAAGGCACAGGATATATAGGTAGTTTTTCTACTGAATACGTGAGCCATTCCATCTCACCTTGTTTTTCTTTGCAGGAATCGCTTAGTTTTTCTACTAATGCTGTCTGACCTGCATCTAGACTTAGCTCTATGTTAAAATAAACATGATTTGCCATAGTTTTTATACTCCTATCTTTGTTGACCTATTTCCCACAGCACAAATCCTACTACGCCGCCAACAACTGCGAGTATGTGCACTCCTAACATATATAGAAAATATACTATATCCCATAGAATTTCCACTATATATCTCCTTCTACCCTGTGTTCGCTACGAAATACTTCGAAGCCATTAGGGTAGCGTTTCTCTAATTTCTTGATATTTTCTTCAATTACTTCCTCAGGGGTAAAGCCTAAGGACGTACAACCTTGAATCCAATACCATAATACATCACCAAGTTCTCTTTTCATATGAAATATCTCATCTTCTGAGAACTTTGTATCAGCTTGAAAGACTTTTTTCTTCACTACTTCAGCAAATTCTCCACTTTCTGCCATCATACCTATGACAGCAGTAAGTAGTCTTGCTACTTGCATTTCTTCGCCTCTTTCACTGCCTTTATGCCAAGTTGTGCCACATAGATTTCCTAGCCTATCTGTCAACTTAAGCGTGTTTTTACTCGCTCCACTTGTTGTGGAGTCTACAAATTTTGCGTAATCGTTAATCATCGCGTTCTCCTTCAATCAATAATAATTGCTTTAATCTTTCTGTTAGCTTCTCATACTCCTCCGTCAAGCCTGCTAGTTCTAATTGTAGCTGGTCTATCTGTCCGAGTATGGTTGCCATATCTTCATCACATAGCCGAAGTAAATCATTTATGTGCTGAATTTCTTCTAATCTATACTTCTTTCCTACTCGCGAACGCACATTTGGAAACTGTATTATATTATCCTTTGGCTTATCAATACTCATTGGTAGCCATTTCCATCATTGTCGTTATAATACATATAAAGCAGGAACATAGCGACAACTAATAAGACTGTATAATCCATTAGCTATCCTCCTTTGAGTTCCATACTATTTTAATGCCTCTGCGAACTAGTTCGTTTACATACTTAACCCTATGCTTAGGCTTAGTTCTATCACTATTAATAGCGTCAAACAGTTCTTGCTTAGGCACTTGCTTCAAATAAAAATGTTTCCATCGCTTGATAGGGTTATCAGTATTGATACGCCTACCTCTTGCGTCTTTCGCATATACTCTTTCACTTGGTTTAAATTTAGCTGGCATCTTTTCCTCCTTGCTTGTTAGCCGTTAAATAATCGTTAATCGTTTCTATGTAGATTTCGTACTCTTGCGTATCTACTTTTTCGTATGCGTACTTTATCGCTTCTAGTAATTCTTGCTTAGAATAACTACTATGCTCATAGTCATACATCATTGCGAGAGCCTCTTCTACTTCTTGGAGTTCTAGCACACCGTAGATTGTGCACTCGTAGAATTTCTCTACTTCACTTATCGCTTCCCATAAACTATGGGTGTGAAAAAACAGCAAGCCATCATCTGTGTCTTGCTGTTTGCCATCTTTGAACACTTTTACATCAATGCCTGGCTTGAAAGTTTTTCCACTTTGGTCTCCGCATACTGCTTTTGTTATTCCCCAAAACTTCATTACTTCGCTCCTTTGATGTAAGTCGTAACTGTGCCAACTCTTGATGGTGTTTGCATTGTGCCGTCTTTGCCACCTTTGTGAACAGGGAACTCGCCTTTCCAATAGCCACACTTTTCTCTGCGTGTGATTTCTTTGCGAATTAGTCTGCCACTAGGAGTTTCTTCTTGCCTACGGGCTAGTAAATCAATACTATCCATCTGCATAATCGCTAGGTATTGTGTATTTATTTGTGCCATTGTTGTTCTCCTTTTATTTTATTTTTTAATATGTATATTATAACACGCACTAAGGGTGTTGTCAAGAACTATTTTATAATTAGCTTCAGAATTTTGATGTCTACTTGCTTTAGACAAAAAGAAAGGCAGATATGAAATCTGCCTCACTTAATACTTCGCGTAGTCGACCTGAGCGAAGGGACACTATCAAAGAAGTTCCAATCCTTGGTCGCCCACTATGACTTGCACATGGTTGGACAACACCCCCAAATCTCATTCTTGCCTCGGCACTTTTCAGTCTCTAATCTAGCCGTTTTAATTCCTTCGCCTTGCTACCGAATCGGTTGAGAGGGCGAGCATTAGTGAGAGTTTGGTTTTAAAGTTGTGGTAGGTCGGCATTGAATTACGACTCGCGTAGTCAACCTACACCTTTCACAACTTATCTCCTCTTGTTGTTAATGCGTAGCTTTTATACTCGTCCACGGCTGGAGTTTTTATACTTAGTGCTAACTGCCCCACTTGCCCTCTGTCAATGCCTAAAGGCAAATTACAAGGGTATCCTCGCAGTTAGCGATGAAGTTCTCTATACGCCTATGCCACTCTTAATCATGTGTCGCTTGGCTCTGTAAACTTCTTCGCCCGAATACTAACCTATGCTCGCATTTACTTGAGGGGCGAGGGCACGACTTATGTCTATTCCACTACGCCTAGCACACTGAAGTTAGCTAAGTGTTGGTTTGGTCGAGAACTCCAACAAACTCCCAAGCGAGTTCAAGATGTGCTTGGAACAACTACAACACTTTGAGCATGGTTGTCATACTAGGTTGGTAGAGCCGTTCTTATGGTAGCTCTCTACATCTGATATTATCGCTGTATCCACCCGTTCAATCGCGTGCAGATTTACTGTTTTACTACTGTAATACTGCATAATCCCGTAGGTTTTACGAGCACTGCTCGCTCTCGATAGTGGGGTTGCTAGGTTTACTACTACCGCTCACAAGTGAGGCTTACTGTAGTTTTACTACTAGCTATTGCCACTTACCCTTAACGACTAGAGTTGCCGATAGCGACTCCCTTTTGTCTTATCGCGGAACAAATATCTTTGCTATTAAGGTCAAAATCCGCACTGCCTTCTTTTACAGAGGTCGCAGTTCTCCTCTTTGGGTCGGCAACATCTGCAATGTGCCGTTATCTTTTTTGTCTCTTTTTTAAAATTTATAATAATATTATACTCGGCTTTTGGGGATTTGTCAAGAAGTTTTTTGAACTATTTTTGACAACCCCCCTTGGCGAGTCGAAACACTACTGTGCTTCGAGGTGGTCAGCCAACCTTGCTAAATCAGCTTTAGTAGCTTTAGCAATACTAGGTATTTCGATACCAAGTGCTTTGTGTATTCTGTCCACAAACTCGGACTTTAACACTACAGGCTCTCCTGCTTTGGTCACTCTTGGTTGAGCGACATAGACACCTTCTCTTGAAAGCTTAGCAATAATACTTCTTGCATTTTTGCCAAGTTTCTCAGCCAACATATCAACTGTGTCTCTTGTTGGATTTGCTTTGTAAGTATCAATCATCATGCTTACATCTTTTTCTGAATAATTTTTTACTGTTGCCATTTCTTCTCCTTTTCTTGTAAATAGTTTTGTAATCCATTTCATAATATATATTATACTGTGGCTTGAAGGGTAAAGTCAAGAACTTTCTCAAACTTTTTTAGGCTTATCTTATCCAAGCGTCCCAAGCCCATAGCATTAATACTAATACCATGTTTAGCAAAGCGAAGAATATTATCTTGCACTCAGCATCTAGTTTATACCACCATTTACCTGTGCGTGTTTTGTATCTCCACTTATCTCTCAATTTCATATAAATATTATACTTACGCTTATATATGCAAGTCAAGAACTTTCTAACGCCAAGCATCATAAAATAACGCCAACGAATTCTCGGGGGCCGGACGCGAAACCACGCCTCGTTGTGGCAAATACGCCTTAAAAAACGTCGCAAATTGTCGCAAAACTCTTGACAACTTCGTCTAGCCATGATATACTTTTATTAACATAATTATACCCGCGCCAAGCCCACATAACTTTGCCACTAGACTACGCGGAGATTTTGCACTCGCCCGCGCGGGTGCAGAGAAAATGTACTGAGTTTTGGCACTGTGTGTCTGGCGCAGGTTGCACAACGGTATAATCGACCCCGCAAAGTACCTAGGAATAAGGGTTTCCCTCGGCCTGCAGAGACTTGTCCTCGAAAAAAATTGTATTTATTTAGGCGTATGTATTGACAGCGTGATTGGCATGTGATATAATCGGCGCGGTTTAGCGGGTTTGCCAATTCCCGCGTTGCCTAGCGTTGAGTAATAAAGTCGCTTACACTTCAAACAAGATTAGGAGATTTGCTTAAGAACCCATTGTAGAGTGTCGATGTTTGCTCTTTGTAGAGATGCTACGATTGCTTTGTCGACGCCTCTGTCTTCGAGTTGCTTAACAAGAACCTTTTTTGTTGGTCTTTTGTTTTCGTTTTTCATGATGTATATTATAAGGATTTTTCTGTGCGAGTCAATAGTGCGGCTTGTGGAAATTCTGTGGAAATCCTGTGGATAACTTTTTTCAAAAAAGATGAAAGTTTTTCTTGACCCCGATCGGGTTCTATGTTATAATAACCGGGGGGATCTTTTTTCTGACCCGCCCCAGCGACCCGGGGGTACTAAAAACAGAAGAAGACTAGCACTCCTGGTAATTATCGCAGATTAGCACTCATGTACTGAGTCTGACCACTGCAGTTCGCCACTCGGCGCGCTAGCGCGAATTTTGAAAAAAACAGTCGGACAGGGGCAACCCCTCAAAATTAATTGACGAAAAAAAAGTGAGGCTCGGAATCCAGCAAATTTTGAATTTTCAAAAAATGAGGATTCCTGCAACCTCGTGAAACCCTTTCGGATTTCTCTTTTCGGGGATTTCAACCCGAGGAAATTTATCTAATCGAGATTTTCAAAATTTCCCTTTTTTCGGGCTTGTCTCTTTTCTAGTCTCCGAGAAGATTCAAATTGAGAGAATCGCCCTTTTTGGAAAGTTTCCGATTCGTGAGAATTTTTCGCTTTCCGATTCCCCTTAAATACATAATGTTTTTAATTGGAATATGTATATAATACCAAAATAAAAACATTATGCAAGGGTTTTATTAAAAAAAGTTAAATTATTTTAAATTAATTAAAATAATCATTTGCAGTATCAGAACAAGAAGGGGAATAATAGTTCTTATAAGTTCCATTATCCTAGACACCTTTTCAAGTGTTTTTTCTATCCCCTCGAGTTTTGATTTATTCAAAAGCTTTGTTCCATTCTTTCGCATTGACAATATTGCAACCTTTCGAGAAAAATCTCGTTAGAGTTTTAACATTGTCATCAAGAATAGTTTTCTTTAAGTTTTTGAATTGTTTAAGATTAAAAAAATGTTTGCATTGATTCCATTTTAAAACATCATCAATCGTTTCATTTCCTATCGGTCTTGAAATTATATAATCGTAATAAATGCCCATAGTATGAATAAAATTTAAATCGTGTTTATTCAATTCTCGAGCAGTACATATCACAATAATATCACCCATTTTATAATCTGATACGAGTTGCCAGTACATAGGCAAGAGAGTATCACCAAAAATAAAATCTTTCGTTGACATCTCTCGCCATTTTTCAAGATTTATCGTACCATCTGGATTTACAATAGCTCGGTGAGAGCTATCGATAATCGTTCCATCTAAATCGTAAATTTTGATTTCTGGTTTGAGTTTCCATATCCTTTCAACAAATTTAGTTTTTTGCATAGTATAACCTCGATAATTGAGCAGTCATCATTAAAACAGTTAGTATTAATAATGAAAGTTCTTTATTCAAAATACACCATTCAAGAATTAGAATATTTCCAAATAATACGAGAGCATTATTTGTTTTTCTATCTAACTTGTAAAGTTGTTGAAGTCCTAGAAACACCATTACGAAATATGTTATTAGATAAATGTCCATTAACTCACCTCGCCCCTTGAATACCATTCCGATTTTTCTTTTTCCCATTTTTCCAAAAGAAAACAATAATTTTCTTTTATATATTGGAAACGAGAGAGAGGGGCAATTCGCCCCTCATAAGATTTATATTCGTATTGATATTCTGAGAAATAGTGAGAACAGAATAAATTAAATAACCTTTTTTCTGTTTCGTCCATTAACATAATTACACCTCAATAATTAAATCCTTTTTGATTTTTCTTCGTGCTTTTGAACGCATAGCAAGTTTTTCTTTTTTCGTAAAAATCTTGTTAGCTGTTTTCCAAGACACCCCTCGAACATTATTAACAAAATGTTTGTTAATATCGTTCGCCCATTTATTATAGGCATATTTTAAGAGTTTGTATTCCATTCGACAATCTCGCAACGCTGTATGTTGTTCAGTATAGAAATAATCTTCGAATAAATATCTATACATACATTCAGCAGAATAAGAGATATTTCCTTTATCGGTCTGAAATTGATTCTTAAAATCATCTTCGAGAGAATCCCACCATGCTTTAAAATCTCGATTCATTATGAATGTTTGACAAATATCCATTAAACAAACTTTATCAACGCCATTCGGCAATCTTAATTGTTTGTCTGAATATTGTGCTTGAGTTTTTTGCATAGCTTTTAAATCAAAATTTATGTTATAAGCAGTAATGACATCAACGCCCATTCTTGAGCAATAATCCCAAAATTGTTTATAAGCATAATCCCAAGTTGCAACCTCGTATCGTTCACCATTCGCCCACCTATTGAGAGCATTTTTGTATCTCCCATCTAGTGAGTATGGAACACGATTACCAGTCTCGTTATCGGTATATGTAAAAATAAAATTCTCAGGGTCTGAAAGAGTATCTTTAATAAGATAATTTTTTTCCAGTATATCGTAAGAATGATTATCATAAACATTACCAATCACAAAAGCGAAATCAAAAATTAAATGAGAATGTTCATTCCTCATTGTCGTTTCTGTATCGATAACAGCAACAGTCAATTTTTTTCTTTTAACCATTTTTTAACCTCGCTTTTATTTCTTCTAGTTGGGGTTTAGTCCAACCTCGATTTAATTGAGCAAGTGTAAAAAATTGCTTGAAATCAGCAACCGACATTGAAAAAGTTTTATTATCATCTGATTTTAAAATTTCATCAATAATCGTTAATTTATTTTGAATTGGCTTTTTCATTCGAAACCCCCTCAAATAAATCTAGTTGCATTGGTGTTGAGATAAATTTTCCATTTCTTACCATGAAAGAAATTTGATTTGACATAGGAATATCAAGATTTAATTTCTTCATAGTTCGAGAAACAGAATCACCTCTCGCTATCGCATTACGCAAAATGTTCAAATTTCGCTGTGCTTTTTTAGATATAGTTTTTTCCATATTTTACCTCGTTAAAATTGTTCTATGTAGAACATGTTAAACATTATGTATTTATATTAAGTG